CACCTGAAGCAGGTGATTCAGCAAAGAGTATTGTTACTACGCTTGTAGAGGTGCGTACTACGTCTGTAATAACTTCCTCATAAGTAGATGCGTCGTATACGGCTACAGTAACGTCACGAGTTCCCAAATCATGGGTAACTGTAAAGGATGTAGGTGTTCCAGACGCATAAGTTAGGTCTGTTGCGTATTTGCGAACAACTACTGCAGTGTCAATTGCGACGTCATTAGCGTTAGAGACAATACCTAAGCCTGCAACAACATCAAGTGTGTTAGCTGTCTTAGTTAAACCATTTCCAGCAGTGATTTGGCCAAGGCCAGTAAACTGTGTGAAGACAAGTTCGGTTGTTCCAACGGTGATTGCTCCGTTGTTAGTTAGTACCCAACCAGAGTCAGTGTTTGCTGTTCCTTCTTCTACGAAGACTGCAAAAGAGGCTGTGATTTCTGCTGCTGTGTCTGCGTCAGATGACCGAACTGGTGCTCCAGAAGCCTGTACTACGTAGAGGCCGTTTTCTGTTGCGTCTGTCTGGTTCTTAACAAGTACGCGGTCTCCTGTAGCAAGAGTTACTCCATCAAGAGTATCTCCGTTTTCAAGACCTGTTGCTAATGTAATAGCGGCAGTAGTTGCTACACGAACTGAAGGCTTCCAGTCAATGCCGACAACTGCTGCATCCACGTAGCGCTTGTTAGCAGCATCTTGTGGGTTAGTTGGATCCGCAAGGTTTACAACCTTATTGTTGTCAGCATCAAGATCTGCACCAAGTGAGGTACTAGAACCAAGGGTCTTATTTGAAAGTGTGACGGTATCGCCACGAGTAACAAGGATGTTGTCTGCGCTGTCGCTTGCAGTCTTATATACATCACCAGTTGGATTAAGAATGATGCTTCCAGATCCAGCTGTAACATTAACATCTGCACCTGTGGCTACTGTTTTAAGATCAAGGTCTCCATAATTAGCTTTAATTTCAAACTGATGGTCGGGAGAAAGGATTGCAATCTGGCCTTCATCATTGACTGTTACGCCATCGGTAAAGTAGAGAGTATCAACAATTCTCTTATTTGAGATGTCTTGTGTGCCACCGATTGTCGCAATTTCATCATCTGGTTCACTTGCTGATCCAACATAAGCTTTGGTAGTTGGGGAAATAACAACATCTCCGCCAGCATTCAGAGAGAGTTGGCCATCCGCATAAACTGTAAGTGTTCCCATACCAGCTTGAATAGTTCCGGAAGTATCTCCGTCATCAAAGGTAAGGGCATCCGATATAGTTTTATTTGTAAGGGTGTCTGTAGTAGCGCGACCAACCAAAGTATCTGTGGCATCAGGTAGCGTAAGCGTACGGTCAGCTGTTGGGTCTTCTACTGTAAGGGTAGTTTCAAACGCATCTGCAGTAGCACCCTCAAATACTATTGAACTATCTGAAAGATATAGGCCAGACACGGTTGGAGAAGTAAGTGTCTTATTTGTAAGAGTGTCAGTGGTGTTAGCTCCGATGCCTACCTGATCCCAGCTAGCACCGTTGTCGAAGTACAGAACACCTTTTTGGGTATCTACATATAAACGTCCATCATTAGACGCAGCAGGGCGAGATGCGGTATTGCCAAAGAGAACTGATCCACCAACAGGCATCCAGTTAGAGCCGTTGTATACACGGATCTCATGGTCTACTGTGTTGAAGTAGGCATGGCCTTCACCTTTAGGTGTTGGATCTGAAGCTAAGTTATGGATCTTAAAGTTTGTTAATTCAAGACCTGTCAGATCAATCGGGGTAAAAAACTTACGTGCCATTTATTGTCTCCTTATGACAAATATGCGTTTCCGCTAAAAGCTGCTAAAAATGTAACAGTTAATCTCTTATTGCTGGTGTGTACGATTTCACCCTCACAGATAGATCCTGAGGAGTCCATAGTGGTCACGTTTGGGTACCAGCCTAAGTTATGAATTATTGTCCAGGTAGATGCCGAAGTACTTTGGGTATGATGATACGCTACTGAAGGCGTGTTTATGCCCCCAACTTTTATTTCATTTATGGTTACAGCCGGGGTTGCTGGGGGGATTACTTTAACAACTATGGGGCTGCTTACTGGGATTGTCATGTTACTCCGTTATCTGCTGAGAAGTAATAACTTGGCCACGGACGTAGGTCTGCTCGAAGTCTGTGTCATCTGGGCTAGTAGCCTGTAGATCCCACCATGCCCGGACTGGCAGCCTTTTGGTAGCGTCTCTGCTTAGCTCTAGACGAATACGACCATTACTGGCGTCTATGATAGTAATATCAAAGGTAGCGTAAATTGCTGGGGAATTTGGATAGGTTCTGATTTGAGCCTTAAACGCTAGTTGAGAGATGTCGAATGGGAACTCGAACTCTCCAGACCAAGAATCTCCCTGGTAAAGTTCAATATCGTACATACCAGCTGTGGTTGCCAAAGGAGTATGTCCCATAACCGTAGTCGGTAAGTATATTCTTTCAGGTTTTCTATAGTCGTCAATTTCTTGATTAAGATAGATTGGTACGTACTTATTGGTATGGCGGCTAACCCTACGTAGAGTACCCATCTCAATCTTGTAGAGACCTATGCCTAGCATAGTACATAGTTCTCGATACTGCTCTTTACGTTGCTGTACCGTCTCCATTAGCTGACGATAGCGCTCAGATCTAGGGATGCTGACACCGTCGGGAGCAATGATATCTATATCAAAGGATGCATCAGTAGCTAGTGTAACTAGGGCATAACTAGCAGCAAGTACGACAAGGGGGTACTCATCTAGAGTGGCTAGAGAAACTAAGCTAACCTTATTACCATTACGATCTAAGGTAGTGGTTGTGTGCTCCGTAAATGCAGTTTCTATATAGTATGCAATTTCTGAGTCTGTAAAATATCGATAGGCTACGCCTGAAAGTGTAATAACTGCACCGCTAATTGGAGCAGTGGCTAACGTAAAAATTCCGGTGCCTTCTTCAATTACGGTGGTAGTAGAGACGTTAACCGTCCCAACCTTAACTACTACAGTAGAGCCTTGTACAGGCGCCTGTGTAAGTTGAAAACGTTTTGCAATGCCGTCTCCGCTAAATGTCTCTACAAATGAACGGGCGGTATCCCCTAATTCCGCACGTAATCTGTCGGAAAGAGACTGTACTGTTGCCACGGATCCTCCAACTATTGTATAGGGTTAATCATCTTACAAATCTTTAAGTTAGTCAGTATAAACAAGGAAAGGCCCACTTCGACAGGAGGGCGATTGTCGAAGTGGGCGGTCTAGAGGTGCGGCATTAGAGCCGGTCGTATAGATATCCTTTTTCTTGCAAATGCGCCGCTACGTGCTTTGCAACCTTATACTTCTTACCGGCCTCAAAAGAGTAGTGATTGCCAACTCCGATGGTCATCATTTCGATGTTTTCTGCAACACGGATGACTGTAGTCTCGTCAGCTAGGCTTACGCCTACGCTTTCAATTTCGTCGATCACTGTTGGTTTTGACGGGACAGTAAGATCTGTGACCTCTGTCGCGTCCTTATAGTCCTTGACTGCTGTAGCCATGGACATTTCGTTAGCTCGCTGAGCTAATTCCTCAGCGTTTGCCTTAATCTGTTCTTCTCGCTTACGTCCTGTAACGTCTGTAACTTTTGCTTTTGCCACGATGTGTATTCTCCTATAGGTTTGTTTGTGTTGGGAGGCTGGATTTTAAGGCCCAGCCTCCCCTTACTGAAATTAGTTGGTTTCTGCGATAACTACAGACTGGTCTGTGATTAGACCTAGGCCGTAAATTGCATACCAAGCAAGTGCGTGCTCACGACCGAAGTCTAGAATACCGCCATCGCGGAGTTCTACTGGAAGTGAGATAGCGTGACCAAATGCATTGTCACCAATGAAGATAGCTGAATAGCGATCCTTGTCACCGTTACCGGTCTTTGTTGCTGGAGATGTGTATCCACCGCCAGTTGGGTAAACGATTGATCCTGGAGCCACAGCTGAATCAGATGAGTAACCTGAGCCAGCTCCGCCAACAACCTTTTCGATCTGTGTTGTTTCGATGAATACTGTGTCGTATAGACGACCAATCTCACCTAGCATGAAGTTACCTGGGGCTGCGTACTTTGTTACTTCGATGAACTCTGGGTTGTCACGAAGCTTGCGGCTTTGGTGTGGGTGGATGAATGCAACATATGTCTCACCCAAACGAGGGATGTTCTTTGTTGCAAGTGTCTCTACTGCATCCTTAACAACTCCTGTTGTTAGGTCGAATGCACCAGTCATAGAAGCACGGGAAGTACCAGCGGTACCTGTTCCGTACCAGTCATTTGCAGCTGTAAGACCTGAGCGGTCATAGCCGTAGATTGTTGAAGATGCGGCCATGAGTGTGTCACGAGCCTGACCATCTAGATAAAGAGCCATGTTGCGGCCTAGAAGACGTGAGGCTGAAGCCATTACGTCATCGAATGAGGCGTTAAGTAGGAGCTCTGATACAGCAATTGCAAAGCCATGCTCTGCTACTGTGATTGAGAACTGCTGTGCTGTTAGTGCGTTTGTTGACATACGAACACCTTCAACTAGTGAAGATGCGAAGCCAAGGTTGTTGTAACGCATGAAGTTAATTTGAAGACCTGGGGCAACGCCTAGTTCTGTCTTCTTAACAGCGAACTGTTCGAAGCGAAGGATCGGCATTGACTGGAAAAGGATTTCCTTTGACCAGATGGTCTGAATTGCTTGTGTTAGCTGGCTATTGGAGCCAGAGTATGCTGTAGGTGCTGCGGCTAAATTGCCGGTACCTGTTACGGCTGATGCCATGTCGGTGTTACTCCTTATTCATATATGTTAAGTTAATGGTAGGTAAAAATTACCCGAAGATTCCTTTATTACCATCCGAAGCTCCTCGACCGAGTAGCTTTGAACGATATTTTGCGTATTCAGTAACCGACATAGCAGAAATCTGTTCTGCCGTGAACTGTTGTTGATCCGAATTAGTTTCCAAGGTTGGTGGCAAGGTTGTCCTTGTCCCTGTCATATCACGACGAGCTGACTGTAATGCCTGCTGCGCCGAATCCAGAATCTTAGAGGAACGATCTCTAAGTCCCGTAATGCTTTGTTCGATTTCATCGGGGGTATTTCCTGAGATTAGATCTACAAGCTCAGGGATAATATTATCCCGTTCTTCCTCTACACGTCGTGTACGGTAAGTGTTTAGCTCAGCGTATTGACGTTCACGCTCAAGAAGTAGAAAAGCACGCTCACGTTCTGAACTTTCTGCGGCTAACTTCTCGGCCCATTCTTTTTCTTTTGTTTCTAGAAGGGTACGAACATCCATCTCAGACTCTAGCTGCTTTTTAGAAGTAGCTTCTGATTCGATACGAAGACGTTCAGCTTCTGCTGATCGTTCTTCTTCACGCTTTTTAAGCGCTGTTAGTTCTTCCTTTAACGAGTCAATTTGAGGATAGAGTTTTGATTTCTCTTGCTCACGTACTCGTTTTAGATCTTCTTCTGTATATCCCTTTTGTTCAACAAATGTAGAAGTTGGGGTTGTTAATGTTGCGGTAGATGATGGCACATCAGCAAGAAATGCTTCTTGAGCCACTACACTGTCAACAACATTTGAGGTTGTTTCTGACATGATTATTCCTTAGGTTTAATAGGTCGTTGTCCGAATAAGTGCCACGATGACCTGCGGTTATTGTTTGGTATAAGCCTTCCAAATATTTGACTAATTGTCAGCTTAAATGGGTATTAATCTGAGTCTGCTGAACGATGCTTAGGAAGTTTACTTCCGTATGCTTCGGTCACTAACTCGCTCTGCATTTGTCCGAGAGTTTGCTCCTCGAATGGTGTAATAATACCAGGTTGTCCTAGCGGACCGGGACCTGTACCATCACCTGGATCTGCTCCAGGGGGCGCAGTTCCATCTGGCATAATTCCAGTTAGGGAAGCGATTGCAGAGTTAATCTGAGACTTGATGAGGTTAATAGCCCCATCAGCCTTAGCATCAGCAATAAGCTCTAGACGAATCTCTTCAAGCTTCTCATCAGGGAATTCTTCGCCTAACTGGCGTAGTGCTCCCTCACGGCTTTCGAGGTTCATGTTCATCTTTTGCTGAATTTCATTAAGTACGATTAGCTTATCTAGAGGCAATGGCTGTGGGAAGTGCACATTTGATTGATAGGTAAGCGGATCTTGTAGGTCTAGCTGACTTAGCTGGCTCTGCTTAATAGGGCCGTTGTAAACTTCATTATAGGTAAACAACTCTGGCTCTTTAAATGCCAGAGTTAACAGAACTAGCTCGTTAATTCGACGTAGGCCTTCACCGTATTGAATAATCTTCTGTTGGTAACGGTTCATCAAAGGCTGGTATTGAATAGCAAGTGCTACACCAGAGGTATTTGAGATAGGCTGTACTTGGCCCAAAGCTGTTTCTGGAACACCGATCATTTCATGCATAGCTGTCTTAATAACCTTTAGGTACTCCATAGCTCCTTGAAGGCCTTGTCCGCCGCCTTCTAGGTTGAATACCTGTGCGTCTTTTGGAAGACCGCCCCAAACTTTCTTAGGGCCCTTCTCAAGTGCTGAAGCTTTGGCTCCTGTAATTACAGTTACTGGGGCAGCGTGATAGTTAACAATGTCAG